GGCTGCTCTGGCTGCTCTGGCTGCTCTGGCTGCTCTGGCTGCTCTGGCTGCTCTGGCTGCTCTGGCTGCTCTGGCTGCTCTGCAGGATTATGTTCATCCACCAGCTCGACATACCCTTTTTTGATCAGCTCGCGACCGTGCAGATCCTGCGTCTCGAATAACTCACCGTCATTGATCACCCGGCTACCGAACAAAAGCGGTACAAGTGCTTTAACTTTCATAGATATCTCCTGAAAAAGCGGCCTACTGGCCGCTATACGTGGAAGCTATTAACCGCCGGTTGGTGGCGTAGGAACAGTGAAAGCACCGGTAACAAAGGCTTCCGGGCGTTTGACGGCCAGCGCCACACGTTCTTCGCAACGAATAGAGATCATGTTCTTCTCGAAGTCGTCGGCGTTCTCGGTACTGATCACCACGTTGGCCTCTTCACGGTCGAAGAGTTGCGCACCTGCGCTAAATGCGCCGGTCAGGAATTTGCCCTGGAATGCGGTGGATTCAGTTGCGACAACTGGCAGCCCCCAGAGCGTCGGGCCAACAAGTGCCGCTGGATTGGCGAGGATATAGCGGCCCAGCGAATCTTTGATCAGCTCAATCTTGGCCCAGTCGATGAAGTGCAGCACGTGCCCGGTAGCGGGAAAACGTGCGAGTTGGGCCTGAAGCATCGCCAGGCGCAGATCGTCAATGCCGTTTTGCATTGCAACCTCGAACGCCGCCTTATACTTCGACGCCTGTGGCATGATGCCTTCTAGGTGAACGCCCGTGCCGTCACCGAACAGAATTTCCTGTTCTTCGACATATTTCAGGCCGAAGCGCATTTCTGCATCCACCGTCGATTGCAGCTGCGCAAAATCGTCCAGGATTTGCTTGGACGCTTTGAACATGTGCGCCAGGGTACGAACCGGTGTGATTTTTTCCGCAAACTGGATATCACTGTACGGTTTTGCCGTATTTTCAGGCACTGCTGCGGCCTTGTTGGTGAAACCGGTTTGCTGTACCCAGTAGATAGTGCTGGAGCCTGTTTTGCCTGGCGCGATCAGGTCGCGGATAAACAGGCGTTGTTTCGGGGCGGTATCAATCCCCGGCAAGCGCTGCGGTGCCACAATCTGCCCCGGCACATCGGTAGAAATCAGTGCGGCATTAACCGGAATGCTGAGGCGTTGATTGCCCTGAATGCCTGAAGCAAAATCTTTCAGCGCAGACGCAGAAATCACCTGCTGACCAACGGATTCGATAACCGCCGCGGCATGGCTTAATGGCATTTGCGCCACATGCTGCTCCAGCTCACCTAACGCAGACTTCAACGTTTTCTCCGCTGCCTTCATGGCATTCAGCTCGGTGGCCATTTTATCAACGGCGTCTTTTGTTTCTGCCGATAGCTCGCCGGATTTTTTGGCTTCTTTCAGCGCATCCTCGGCCTTGGCGTTAAATTTACTGGTCGCATCTTCGATAGAGGCGGTGACTTTTTTCAGGATTTCATTTACTTCAGACATAGTTTCTCCAGATTATTTGCATGCCGAAACCAGCCCATTTAATGCGGCGTCCAGTTTGGCTAAGGTTTCAGGGGTTGCTTCGGCAGCGCTCGGCGTACCTTTTTGCTCGGTAACAGCGCCCGGCGTGTTACCCGTAAGGGCTTTCAAAAGTTTGCGGCGTTCTGATCGTGGGGTGTTAGCCTTGGCCAGTAAAGAATCCAGCTTGCGCAGAGCCGCTGCGGGTGAATCATCATCACTGGTGACGGAATCGGAAGAAAGCAGGCCGTCCGCCAATCCTTTTTCGATAGCATCACTGCCGCCAATATAGGTTTCGCCATCCATCATCTGCTTGATGGCCTCGCTATCGAGACCGGAGCGGGCAGAATAAATATCCCCCATCGCGTTATCGAACGGCTCCAGATATTCCACCATGGCAGCAAAGTCATGACGATTGCCGATCGCCACTACCCAGCAGTTGTGGATCATCAGGAACGCCCCGCGACCGATCTGTATTTCGTCTCCAGCCATTGCAATGATTGAGGCTGCACTGGCGGCCAGCCCCAACACTTTCACGGTCACTTTTCCCTGGTGCTCACGCAGCAAGTTATAAATCGCCAGACCTTCGAACATATCGCCACCAGGCGAATTAATGTTTACGGTAACATCGGCACCATTCATTGACCGCAAAGCGCCCGCAATCCGCTTCGCTGTGACGCCTTCCCCCCAGTAGTCCTGCCCGATAACATCAAACACAGAAATCGTATTATCGTCAGAGGCTGCGGCTTTCAGGCCGCCATTCCAGCGATCGAGCGCTGAAGGTAAGGGTTCGCAGGTGACACCCGCGCAAGGGCGCCCCACCGGCGCTGCCGGAAGTTGTTTTTTTGTCATGGGGGAGTTGCTCCTACACTGTTTTTTTCAGCGGTGACTGATCTTCAGGAATGTCAGGGAAAAGGTAGTTATGAAGCTTGGTAATACTGCTGGCTTGAGCGCCGAGGTTATTCTGTTTCAAATCTTCCAGCGGGGTCAGGTTAAGCTGCACGGTGTAAATATCTCCACCCGGTATTGGCGGCAAATTCTCCAGCCTGCGGACATCGTTGCGGCTCATCCAACCATTTTGCAGCGCGGTGGTGTAATAGGCAGATCGACCAACACTATCAGCACGCAGCAGGCCTTCAACCGAGAATTCAGCAAAATAATCCTCGTCACCGTCCAGCAGGCAGCGAGCAATTTCCTGCTCGATGTTCACCAACAGTGGGCGCAAGGTGTTGGTCAGGAATATCAGGTTCATTCCTTCAACACTTGATGCCCAACTGCTCTGTTTAGTGACATGCCCCACCATAAACGGCGGAACCCGAAACCAGCGGCAAATCTCTTCGATACTGAATGCGCGGCTTTCCAAAAGCTGTGCAGCCTCTGGGTTCATGGTGACGTTTTGGTAGGAAAGTTCGTTTTCCAGCACCATCAACTTACCGGCGTTTTTTGAGCCTATGAACGATTGCAGGCTTTTACGCAGCCGCTCTCGCTGTTCTTTATTCAATGCCGTTTTAGAAGATAAGAAGCCGGTGCTTTGAAGGCCGTTTTCGAAAATCTTGGCAGCAGCTTCATCCACGGCCATTGCAGCGCCGAACACATCGCGGCCAGAACTCAAAGGCATCATGCCGCACACGCCATCCAGGCCAAAGCCGCGGATATGCATCATACGGTCAACGGGGATCACTCGCTTGGCACCGTTCTCGGTATACGTGTATTCAAGCTTGCCCGTAGGTAAGCGCTTAACCACCATGTTTTGTGGTAATAACGGGTCCAGCGCCACCAGCTTGCGGCCAATCATTTTCTTTTCAACGAACGCGTTACCCCGCAAACAAATGCTGGCCACCACCAGCAACATGAACCGCGAGGGCGTCATTTCCATATTGGGACGGCGACACAGCACCTGGTAAGCAGGATGATCCTGAGCAAGCTTGCGAGAACCATCAGCCTCCCGCATATAGACTTTTAGCGGCAGCGTGGAAATCGACTCACTGAGCAGGCGAATACAGGCCCAGACAGAGGAAAGTTGGATTGCTTTGTCGGCAGTTACCACCTTGCCGCTGCTGCTGGTGCCAAACCATTCTTGCCAAAATGTCCCGGTGGTTAGACTGATTGGGACACCCAGCCAATTTAAAAGGGCGCTTTTAACGCGCCCCGGTTGTTTGTTGTTGTCCATCAGATACCCACTATGATCGGATCATCAAAAAAGCCTTCTAAATCGCCGTCGTCTTCCTGTATGTCTTCGGCTGCGCCCACGGACATTGCCAGCGCAACAACACCGTCTATACGCCCATTACTACGGCGCTTGCTGAACACCCGGTTTTCACTTTTATCTGACTCGGTCACGGCGTTGGCCGCGTTCCAGCGAAGGCAGGGATTAAACAGAATGGTGATTTTCTTATCGATAATGAGTTTTTCTAACAACTCGATAGAGTGCGGCATCCAGAGTCCAGACTCTTGGGATTTGCCAAATCCCTGCCCATGCGGCACAAGAGGAACCGTGATCCCTTCATCTATCAGCTCAGGCTCCAAGTAGTCCATGTGGTAACGGTCAAATGCGATGGACTGCATATCAAACATCGCCGTCAGCTGGGCAATACGTTTCGACACGGAGCCATAATCGATAACACTACCTGCGGGTGCGTGAACGTATTCCTCACGAACCCAAGAGTCATAAGGAACACGGTCATTTCTGGCACGGTCGAGCAAAGTATCCTTCGGCGTCCAGAACTCAACGAATGCCGTTCTTATCTCTGGGAAATACAGTGAAAGCGCGGTTAAATCTCGCTTGCCGGACAAGTCCAGGCCGCCATAGCACATACGCCCCTGCAGCTCGGCAATATCGAATGTCTTTTCACATGCCATCCAAACATCACCGCCGATCCACGGGTTCTCGGCATCCACCCACTCGCAGAAGTTAAGACGTCGCACCAGGCTCTCTTTGGACGGCATGCCGCGCGCATCCTCCACCTGCTCGCGCAAGTATTCAGGCTGAAAGGTATGCCCCATAGACGGGTTGGCTTTTGGCCAGCAAGACTCATCTTTGAAAGGATCATCACCATCATCAAGCGAGCAGATAAACGCGAAGAAGGCATCGTTAGTTTTCTGACCGGCGGCTAACTGCTTACCGTATTGGTGATACTCATAGCAGACGCTGGTTTTATCGTGACCACTGTTAGTGATCATGAAAATCAGTGCCTGCCTCCGGCCTTTGGTACCGGCACGCATCATCTCGACGGCTTTGTTATCTTTATGCTCATGAACTTCGTCAATCAGCGCACAGTGTGGGCGGGGGCCAGACTGACCATCATCGGAACTGATTGGCCGGAAGAAAGAACCTGTCTGCAAGAAAGCCAGATTCCATTCTTTACCTGCACCACCAGAAGGATCAATTCGCTGCGACAATGCTGGCGACTGGTTCACCATCGCTACCGCATCGCGAAACAAGATCATCGCCTGGTCTTTTTTCGTCGCTGCCGCATACACCTCTGCGCGTGGCTCTTTATCAGCCATCAAACAATACAGCCCGATACCCGCTGAAAGTGGCGATTTGCCAGACCCTTTGCCTGACTCTACATACGCTGTGCGAAAGCGGCGGGAACCATTCGCCCTTTTCCATCCAAAAATGGAGCCGACAACGAAAGCCTGCCAAGGTAATAGAATGAATGGTGCACCTTCATGCTCCCCGCCATTCAGCTTCAGCACTTTGGCGAAGAAGTCGATCACGCGGTTAACGGCTTCAACATCCCAGTGAAGCCCCCGGCTTTCCCCCTCAACTAAATCATTAAGGTGACGCTGGCATGCATTTCGGATATCGGGACCAGCGAGAGTTCGGCCCTCGGTGACATCCAGGGCATACTTTGTTGCCGGGTCAGGTGCCGAAGAACTCGTCGAGCGGGTCCGTTTCTTTTTTTCCACCATTTACATTTACCTTTGACCTAGCGGCTGGCGTCAGACCAAACTCCACCAAATAGCTTTTAAAGCGACGATCGGCATCCGCCAGCATTGATACAGCGGGGTTGGCCTTGATCAGAAAGCCGCCCTCGGTTTGAACCGTATAAGTGCGGCCCTCATCGGTGATCGTGTTTCGAAGCTGGAGGATGTCGGCGTAAATGTCGCAGAGGCGTTCGAGTGCAAACGTATCCGCAATAGTTAAAATACCCATGCCGTCGAGCAAGACGGTCATTCGACCCCAGGCTGTTTTCCCCCAATCAGTGAGGTGTGCCGGAGGGCTGGGAATTTCACGCGCTGGCATCGGCTCTTTATCATTAAGTTTGCGTTTGCCCGGATTACCGGTCACCACTTTTAAATGGGTCGGTTTCGGGCGTCGTCCTGCCATCGGAACCTCCCAGAAAAAACTTTTCATTTCGCGGTTGTGCGCACAAATGACTAGCGGCGGTCTTTAAAAGCGAGAGGGGTGAACTCTTACCCCGCCCCTCCCTCAACAGATGATAATGGTTATCATTGGATGGTGAATCATTGCATTTGCAACCAATACCCATCGCAAATGATAATCAATATCATTTATTCCAATGCGACGAGGGGTCCAGGGGAAGGCCGTCGGGCGAGCACCCTATTACCTTGCCTGTCTTCTCCATCCGCTGCTTAGTAGAGTCATGGTGGGGCTTGCATAGGCCTTGCCAGTTCTTTCGGTTCCAGAACAGATGCTGCGCCTTCTTCATTTCCTCTGGCGTCTTGGCCTCTTTCATGCGATGCGGCATGATGTGATCGACCACAGTCGCCGCCTCAATGCGCCCCATCTGCTGACACATGACGCAAAGAGGATTGGCCCGCAAAAAAACTAAGCGTTCAGCCTGCCACTTGCTGCCGTATGGTTTCTTGTTGCTCATGCGTACCTCAAATAGAAGAGCCATCAGTCTGGTCGTTACGCAGCGTGACCTCTAAGTGCAGGGTGAAAACTACGGGCATTAAAAAACCCGCCGTAGCGGGTTCTATAATCTTGGCTGCCAAACTGCAGTAGCCAAATTAGGTTTACTTATTTTGCGTCCATGTAAGTCCGGATCGCATTGGCTAGACTCGCGACCTCTTGTGCCGCGTGCTGCAAATCATGTTGAACTTTGTCACTTCCAGCCCAAGCTGTTTGAGCTGAAGCAGAAGCTTTTAAAACTTCTAACGCTGCATTCATCGCAACGATTTTTTTGTGTTGTTCATCAGTTACTCTGTTATCTGTTGACTTGAAATAGCTTTGCAACATAAAACCTCCTTATGTAATCGGAGATTTCAGATTACCCCTATGTTTTTCAAGATTAAAGGAATATCTATAGCATTCTCGATGGCACTCATTGAATACCATCTGTAATGCTAATCAGAACAACAGGAGCCTGAATCGGTGTCAGAACTGCCGGCGCCGTAATCATTACTGTAATCAGCACCAACGAATAACGGGCTTAGTGGGTTGAGAGGGTTAAGTAAATCACTACCAGTGCCACCTGCGCTTTCTGCTTCACGCAGGCGGCGAGCCTCTTCCAGACGGCGACGGCGTTGTTCATAGAAAAATCTGCTCATAGTTTATTCCTTTCATCATCGAGCTGACGAATAGCCAGCAGTTGGTTGTTCGCCTTATCGATAGCCGCCAACAGTGGGTCAATCCACAGAACAGCCTGGCAGTAAGTCAGCGTGCCGGAGGCAGTGGGGCCAGCACCGGTTGCGTCAGCGTCGCCGGTATCGGCTGACATTGCGCGGGAACGTAGACGGTGCGTGTAGTTGAGCAGCCCACCAGCAATAGCGGCAGGCACAGCCAGATCGCACGTTGGCTGATTCTTGAGGATCGTCCGGTATTCAATTTCTTTCCCCTGTGTGGCCGCATCAGTGCTGATGCCGTATTGGCTTGCTGCGTTGCTGATTTCGTTAGCGCGGTGGAACTGAAACGCTTGGGTAGCAATGGTGGTCGCCTGCAGGCTGTTATCGCTTTGAAGCTGTTCAACCTTCCCGCCAGCTTTTACAGCGCTACCGTGGAAGTAAAGCGCCAGCCATACCAGTGCAATGAAGATGAGGAGCAACACAGCGGCGATAGCTGCGGTAACCCGGTTCATTTCAGGCTCCAATTGCAGATTTCACGCTCAACCTCGCGGCGGTTAATCAACCCCTTCCAGACCTTTCCTCCGGCTTTATTCCAGCGCCGCATTTCATCACAAGCGCCTGAACTATCACCGGCGTTGAGTTTTTTCAGCAGTGTGGAGGATTCAAAGGCTTTAACGCCGACGTTGTAGCTGAAGCTGATAAGCGCCGCTTTCTGATATTCACTGGCTGACACTTTCACAGACCGCTCAACAGAACGGGCGAAAGGCACAAGATCTTTATTAAGTAGCGCTTTGCATTCAGCTTCGGTGTAAGTTTTGCCGGGGATGACGTCGGCACCAGTATGGCCATAGCAGACAGTCAACACGCCAACTACATCGGGGTAGGGCTTGTATTCAATTCCCTCCAGTGAAGGAATAAGTACCGCAGCAATAGCCAACGCACCACTACCGACAGCACCAATGATTTTCTTTCTTAGCTGTGGATTCATGGTTTCACTCACTCATCGCTTTATATGCCGCTTTGGCACGCTCTTTGTCATACCCGACGGCGGTCAGCTTATTAACCAGCTTGCGCTTGTAGTACCAATTCACACCGGCAGTAAACACAGCAACTAGTATCCCCACCAGCACGGCCCAATCCTGCAGGGTCATTGCTCCCGTCGCAGCCAGTAACGACGCAACCCAATACGAAAGCTGTGAACTGTATTTATCCATCCTCATAACCTCCCCCTGCCGGGGCTGAGCCCGATCGTCGGGTGGTGGAAACAAAAAGCCCCGGCAAATGCCAGGGCGACTTAGTTACTCGGGAAGATTTCCCGCTGTGTTTGTTCGAATCTGTCTGGTTCCAACTCAACCCCCAGCCCAATGCGGCCCAGCTTGATAGCTGCCTTAATCGTTGAACCTGAACCCATGAAGAAGTCAGCCACTACATCACCGGGACGACTACTGGCGCTAATGATGTGCTCCATCATTTCAGCAGGCTTTTCGCATGGATGCTTACCGGCATAGAAGGCCACCGGCGGATAGGTCCAAACGTCGGTATAAGGCACCGCAGCAGATACAGTGAAGGTACGCCGCAATGATTTATATTCCTGGCACAACTCCAGATATTCGCGGTTGAGGGTTTTGTATTCCTTTACCAGCTCATGATGGGGACGATTCAACCCACCAGCCTGATGCTTCTCATTGGCGATGCGGTCAAATAGAGCCTGAAGCTTGTGATACTGCTCTTCACTCGGTAGCTGCCATTGGCTCTCACTAAACCAATGGCTGGCCATCTGCTTACCGGTCGCCGCGTTGATGTCCTTCGTAGTGACACCTAGAGACTGCCTGGCAGATTTGAAGTAGTCGATCAGCGGCTTAAATACGTTTTGCTTAAGCTCGGTGCATTTCACCGCATAGCCGTTAATCTTTGGCTGTAGCGGCCCAGCATAGTGACTGGCGAAAATAATCCGCTCGGTAGCAGGGAAGAATGCACGTAGCCCTTCTTTATGCTGGCGTCTCCATGCGCCTGATGGTTTAGCCCAAACGATATGGCTCAATACGTCGAAGCGATGGCGAACCAGCAGCTCAGTATCAGAGGCCAACCGGCTACCGCAAAACATATAAAGACTTCCGTTAGGCTTAAGCACCCGCCAGAACTCCACCAGCAATGACTCCAGCCAGGCTAAATACTCGGCCTCGGTCTTCCATTGGTTATCCCAATCGCAGGACTTCACCCGGAAATAAGGTGGGTCAGTCGCAATCAGGTCGATGCAGTCATCAGGCAGGGTTTTGATGTATTCGAGTGTGTCAGCGTTGACAAGACTTGTGCTGGATATCATAAGCGCCCTTGTTTGATAGGCTCGTCCTGCTGTTCATAGCAGCACGGGCAAAGGTTCGCTTGTGACCAAATACATGAGCGACTGGCGGACGGGGTGTTACCTCACCCTTCCGCCGCCCACTTCACAAACATTAAGGCGAAACCCCATCACCACACTCCCTCAGATGGAACGCCGGTTAATCTTAGATGAGGCTTCGCCTTAATGTTTTTCTTAAAAAAGCCACCTTATATGTAGCCTTTTATACTTGAATTCTAATCACAGGGCCTACAACCAATGGATGAAGGTTTTCATTCAAGAAATACATGCTTTTTACTACAAACGACCGGCTACAGATTGCAATCTACTGATTTACAGGCAATAAAAAAGTCGCACTAGGCGACTCATGAAGGCTGATGATAGCGAAAATCATCCAGCTTTGGCTAAATACTCAGGTTTCGGAATGTAAAACTTACCATCTGCAGTATAGTGATAACACATGTCGACTATATCGATATGATTACTACCTTGTTTCCACTGAAAATGTACAACCCAATCAGACGTTAGGTATTTATCATGTTTTTTAACATAAACTGGTAAACCAACGTGATAATGCCATAAATCATTGGATTTAGCATAATCGAATGTTAACTTCTGCTCTGCATCCTCTACATTCAGACCTTTCCAAGATGGAGAAATTTTCCCGACATACTTTTTAAAGTCAGATAACCCGTGGGCTTCAAAGATATCAGTAAAATCAAGGATGCAGTCTTGGTCGCCAGTGCTTAAGTTGTCAAACTGCTTTGCAAAAACGCTACTAATCGACCAAGTATAAGTAGGAACCATCCGAAAAATGCCCTTTAAGACGCATGAGATAGAATAAACTGACGCTTTTCTTCACGCGTCATGCCAACTTTCATTTCTATTCTACCAGAATTCAAGGCGATATCCATACGTGACGAATCAATGACAACAACAGTGTGTTCTCTTTGTTCAATCTGCTTACCGAATTCAGGAATTTTTTTCATAGTCTCAATTGTAGCAATCAGGCCGTTCATGGTTTCATCCCTCAATTTTTCAAGTGATGCCCGGCACGTCAACCTATCAGGAGACAGGATTTTTTCGAACGCATCTTGTGCAACATCAATGTTGCTTTCGGCAGAACCAATAACTGCATTCGCACTATTGATTACAGTCTGCGATATCTCGATATGCTCTCCGTCATCAAAAGCTTTTTGCATCCTAGCTAAAGCTTTTTCCAGCTTAGCATTACCAACGTAAAGTTTAGCAAGCTTCTGTGACACTTCGCTTTTCAACCGTATAGCTGACTCAGCAGACATGCCTCTACTGCGAGCAGAAGAAGTCAAATCTGTAGACTGAGCGTTCGCGATAGGTACCGCAACACTAGTAGCCTGCACTTGAGTAGTGAGTAGCATAGGTGTAAGACCAATGCCTAAGGCTAAAGCTTTCATTTCTGTTCTCCGCGTATGCCGCAGGTAACTCCAAATTAGTCTCAAGATATATCAGATTTGCTCTGACACTTAAGTTATAACCGCTTTTCAAATTAACGCGCAACCTAAATCGCACGATTTCCCACACCATACCTGTTAATCATCATACCTGTATGAGGGCGCAGTATTATAGGCATACTTACCTCCCCTGTCAAAATCATTGTTCTTAGCAACAACCACGCAAGCTGGCCTGCTTTAGGGGATAAATTTTAGAGCAGCCATCACAATCACTCTATTTTAATGGATTGTGTGATTGACTATACAACACAACGAGCCACAAACAAAAACCGCCAACAACACGCTGATATAAAAGAAGTAACATCATCAAAACGATTTACTTTCACATCTGAAAAACAGGCCATATTTCTTCACGATTCATATTAATGTGAATTACCTGTGACCAAGACATATCTCAACTGATGTAAGCACAAGTTATTAGGAACCGACTAAGATTTCTCAAAAAAAAACCCGCGCAGCGGCGGGTCACTCTGTTGCATCGCTTGATGGTACAGCTTCGCGAAAGCATACCTGTATTATGCAGTTCCCTTGGCTATTTTCAAGTTATTTTTGAAATTTCCTGCTTTTTCGACGCAGATAGCTGCACGAACAGCGAAGAACACCGAAGAATTGAATATCTCAATGCACCAGCGCACCCGATCATCCACCTGGTCGCGTGTCAGCCAGGGAGCGTAATGATTTTGCATATAGCGCCCAAGTACCGACACGGTGTTGTTGCGGCCCGTGTAGAACAGCTTGCCAATCACATAGACCGGGTTATCGTGCTTCATTGACGCCAGCACCGCTTTTTCCATGAAGTCGCATTCTTCCCCAGCATCAGCGGCCACCAGCATTGAGTCCAGCGAACGTTGAGGCCAAAGGATAGTGGTTGCCTTCTTTAACTGCTCTTCACCGCGATAGCCGAGTTTGCGTAGGTCTGCCATCACCTTCACAATACGAGCGGCGCTTTCATCATCCCATTGCTCAGGCATGATTTGCCCCCACACACCGTTACCGCCGCTACACTTCAACTTTCCATCAGTATTGCCGCCGTACATATCACCCCAGGCGTTTAACAGGCTGGTGATCCACAATGTTTGCAGACGGGTCAGGCGTTCGTACTTGCCCAGGTATTTCTTACGCGTAACCCTGGAAACTGTGGTCCATGAGTTGTGCGTTAATGTTCTTTTCTGTTGTGGGGTCATCATGCGGCCTTCTCCTGCTTCAATGCTTTTCGCTTTGCTTTATATGTGTCGCGGATACGTTCGTAGTCACTGCGGCCTAACTTGCCTACCTTGGGCGGCGGGCCTATCAACCGGTCAAATCTGGCTTGTCCTATCTTGGCTATCAGGTTAGGCCGGTATTCAGCAAGGTTCGCGGATTTGAAGTTGTTACAGACCGAGCACTGCTTGTGGCAGTTATCTTCATCAAAGCGCAGCTCTGGATTGCTCCCTACAGTGCGGTAATGCCCGGCATGGTATTGGCCTTCATGGTGGCGACCGCAGCTAATACATGGATCATCTGCGTCACGTTCGCGGATATAAGCGTTGAATTCCGTCTGGGCCAGGTTGATGAAATAACGCAACGGCTTAACGGCTAATTTGCGAATCTTCAGCTTGTCCTTGCGTACCCTTTCCTCCTGGCGCTTACGTGCGTCACGCTGGTAGTGCATAGCGCAGAGCGGGCCGCAGACTTTCTGCAAGTACTTCTCCGGCGTGAATGTCGTTCCACACTGAGCGCAGACCTTGTCCTTGTACTGCTTGGGCTTAGTTGGCTTTTTCATTTTTTCCCTCACGGTGGAATATCCACTCGTAGACTTCTGAGCCGTTAAGCAGCAGATCGTTGAAGTCGCCGGATTTAGGCCAGCGGACTGAGACTTGTTGGAGATCGTTTTTTGCCAAGAGATTGGCACGAGCACATTCAAAGGCGGCGGCATGGCCCGTGGCAGATGCGTCAGCGTCGGCGAAGATGATCAGGCGCTGTACGCCACGGGGTACGCGGAACTTCTTCATGAAAGTGGCGTTCAGCGTCGCCCAGGTGTTGCACTGGGTTATTTGGTGGCAGGAAAGCGCGGTCTCTATACCTTCTGCGATACCTAACGTTGCAGACGGTGGAAACATACGAATGGCAACAGAGGTGGCGTGTTCAAGGTAGCTGTCCTCTTGCAGTCGCATCATTTTCTTCGGTGCGCCAGCAACGGTGGCTTTCTGGTCGCCGTCCAACAGGGTGCGGTGCAAGTAGCACAGTTCGCCCTTGTCGTCCGTTGCCAATGCATAGATAGACTGGTATTCGCCACCGGCAGCGCGTTGACGATCGCAATAACGCACGTTCTCGATCGGCAGGCTGGTGATGCCACGTTGCTTTAGATAGCGGTCAGCGCCGGTACCGCGTAACCCTGTTAACCCTGCAAACTTGCAACTGACGCGTTGCCGTTGGGAGGCTATACCAGAAGAAGGGCCACCAGCCTGATAGCTCTCTTCCGGTGAATATGTGCGCCCCACCAGCTTATCGACCTCTGACGCAAGCGTTTTGAAATCCTTCCCTGTAGCGCCGGTTAACAATGCCCAGCCGTCACCTGCACCGCATGAACAAATGTACGAACCTGTGCCGTTCTTGTCGTCGCAACGGAACTTGCCCTTACGCCCACACAGCGGGCATTCCCCTTTAAAATGTTTTTTTCCGGTAATCGGTGGTAAGCCGTAAAAGTCGAATATTTTTGACCAGTGACCTATAGCTGCCTGTTTGGTATTCATGCGGCTTTCCCCTGCTTAGATTTTGCGTAGGCTATCTGTGTTGATTTAATGAAGTTGCTCACCACCGGCGTGATAGCCATTGGCGTTCTGTGCAGCCCGTTGGGCCATGTGTCGAATTTTTTGCGGTAGACGTGCGAGCACCAGCCATCGCTAACAGGTTTGCCCTGTGCGCTGCGGGTGCGTTGGTAATAGAGGATTTGACTCCACCAGGCTTGCTTAACTGCCGTGGTGACTACTTCCTTGGCTTGCTTAACTTTCTTGAGACTGCGTGTTTTGTCTGTGTCGATGTCTTCACCGGCGATCGGCTTGAAACCACATTTCGGGCAGATGTAAATGCCGACCGGCTTCACGTAATGACATTGGGTACATTCTTTCGGCAGCCGTTCCGGTTGTTCGGTTCTGACCACACGGGCCGGGGCATCCTCCATCCCGTCAGATGTGGCAGGCAGGTAGTCATATTCGATATCGTCGGGATAGCCCATCTGATGGACGGTGCCGGTGTGGTCGAAGATGATGCAGTGATCTTTCCCAGGCGCAGGGCGCAGACCACGGCCAAGAATCTGAATCCAGCGTATTTCTGACTTTGTTGGCCGGGCGAAGATGATGCACCGGACGTCACTGTCAAAGCCAGCCACCAGCACACCCACGTTGATGATGATCTTAGTGATGCCCTGTTCAAAGCGGCTGATCGTCAGTTGGCGTTCTTCATGGGGTGTTGATGCCGTCATAACTTCAACCATTACACCAGCGCGGCTGAATTCAACGGTCACGTAATTGGCGTGGGCCACGTTGACGCAGAAACAGATCGTCGGGCGGTCTTCGCCGTTCTCCAGCCAGTTCTTGACGATATCGCCCACCAGCGTCGGATCACTCATGACCTCGCCGGATTGCGTTTCGTTGTAGTCCCTGCCATAGCCTGCTTGTACCGACGTTTTCACATCGCTCATGTCAGGATGTGAAGGTGCGTAAAATTCGTATTTGCTGAGTGCGCCAATTGCGATCAGCTCTTTCATCGTGGTCGGTTTGATCAGCTTCTGGTAATACGTCCCCAGCCAAGCCGAGAACGGGGTACCCGATAAGCCGATAACCTTCACGTCGGTGTTGGTCGTCAGGTGGTCGATGATTTCCAGAATCTTTTTGCGCTTCAGATGGGCTTCATCAATGATCAGCAGATCGATGTTTTCCGGGAAGTCACGACGGATAAGCGTATCCGCTGAGGCAATTTGAATAAGGCGGCTCGGGTCATAGGCCGGATGGTCACGCCAGATATAGCCAATCTCTTCTGCGGGCAAGCCGTACTCAATGAAGCGGTTAGCTGTCTGGTCAAGCAGGACGGTATACGGGGCCACAAACATTATGCGCATGTTGCGACTGATGAACCCGCTGGTGATAAGCGCAGCGATTGCCGTTTTACCGAACCCTACCGGCGCATACATCATGAATGAGCCGTGTTGCTTCCATGCCGAGCGCAGCATATTCAGTGCAACAATCTGTTTTTCGCGTGGCTGGATAGTAAGCATCATCGTTTCATTCCTCGTTTTATCGTCTAGCCGTCTAAATTTCCGTTTGGTGCTTTTTAACAACTCGATCCCTTAAAGATCTTCCCTCTGGTAAAGCCTGTTCCTGCCCCCACACCCCAACCCGATCACCCC